TTTTATCTTTTTTCTTGCCTCCAATATTAGGTTGATACATAGAGGTTGCATTTTCGCTGGTATTCTCATTTTGAGTGTTTTCAATTGGTTCAGGATTCGCTTCATTTGCGATGTACTCTTTATTTACAATAACGTCATTTCTATCAGCAATTTCAGTTTCTTCGCTACTGGAATTATCTTGCGGAGTTTCACTGTTCTCAATAGATTTAAACTCTTCTTGTGTATCATTTTTTTGAACAAGCTGCGAGTAGGTTACTACTAAAGATGTAATACCTATGAAAATATATGCAACTACTGGAATAGATTGTTCATACATAGTTATATAATGAGTATATTATTTTCTATTCTAAATCAAATACAATATCACATGAAGATTCACTGTAATCAACTAAATATATTAGGTACATATGCACATTTTACCCTCTACTCTCTATTTTTCTTAATGCCAATTGGTATTTATCTGCCCACAATTGCTTGTTCTTGGTACTAATTCTACAATTCATATGATTTTCAAGTTGTTCTGGATTATCATAGAAAAGTTGGTCAGGATTACCTTTACAACCAATGCCAGCGTAGGTTACCTTGTAATACAGGTCTTCGTCTTGAGTGCCCACCTGATGATAGTCAATAAATCTTCCATGAATCGGGTCGCGAATTTTCGCACCACGATAATAAACGGTTGAAAAATACTCAACCTCACCATTCTTATTTTTAATCTTTCTGTATCCAATATCTTCCGCCTTAGTCTTCTTCTTTTTCTTGTTCTTTTTAATTTTTGAAAACTCTTGAGAATTGTCTGATGTTTCACTCTGGTTGTCGTGATCCAAATAATCATCATCGTCGTCGGGATAGATACTTGGAACGTATGGTTCAGATTCTTTCATCATTTCAGAAAATTCATCAAGCGGAGATACCTCTGGGTAATCACTCATTTTTAGATTTATCTAAAAAACTGGTATATGTCTATTATTTAGATATACTATATAGAGGGCATTTTTTAAATTATTTCAACAAATATTATATTGCATAAGTAAAAAACTTATATAAATATATTATAAGCGGTAATATATGCCTTTTTCACCAGAAGAATTAGAAATATACTTGACAAAGAATTTTATGAATGCACAAGTAATTAATAATATAGAGCATGTAAATAACGAGTTAGAACTTCCTTCTCATCCAGTAGAAAATAAGGAGGAATCTTTCACAGAAAGAGACACAAATGTAATTTTTAAATATTTGGAGAATGATTCATTATCTTTAGACATACAATATCAACGAGACTATTTAAAACAGTATAATATTTGTTTATGCATGTATAATATTGATCAAAGTAAAAGACTACCGTTTATTCAATATTTTTTGGATTTACAAAACGAAACCTATGAATTTCCATCTACCCAATTGAATATGAAACCATTTATAGATATATACGAAAACAAAAATCGCTTACTTCCGAGCAATGACGACGAAGATGACAATGACACTGGAGTAGATGATGAATTTATTGGGCAAATTTCTACATTTTTTACTTCTATCACGAACGAGAAGTTAGACATAGAAACTATGTACAAAGGATTTTTAGAAGATGAAAAAGATAATATTTTCGTCTTTATAGAAATACCAAATGTCTCATATGCAAATCAGAGCAACATGAATACTGTTTTAATGGACGAGATATTAAATGTGCAATCAGTCATGGATATTCCAATTTCACAAAAGACCATAGAATTATTTAAATTGTATCCATTTCTGCAACAACTAAACACAGAAGGGTTCAATGTACAATTTCCTAAAATTGGATATATTTGCGAAACCACGCAAGAAGGATATGTGAATTTATTCAAAAACGATACAGACGACGTATTATTAATACCACCAACCATAGACCATCAAGTGTATGATAATATATATATATTTTCGGCTATACCATTAGCTGTTTCAAAGAACAATAACATAAGAAGATTTGCTTGTTTCGTAGAGAATATAGATGATAATGAAGAGCCCGATAATGGCGATGACGAACCCGATAATATCTCGTTTCACGAGAATGATATACAATTCTACGGCATATATGAATTAGATTTATTTAAGGAGATCTAATTAGATGAAAAATTGATAATATAACAATGCATATATTATCAATACAAACGAATCAAAATGTCTTTTATTATATCAGTAGTTGGAAAACTAATCATCTCAAAGGATTGGGGCGAAACCGAATTAACATTTTATACAGGAAATGTTAGAATAGTTGGTCGTGACTTTATAGACAATAATGTACATAGGTTTTATGGTTCGCTAAATTTACACCATGATCATCCACAAAAAATCAGTTATTTTGTTCCTCATGGAAAAGGATGCATTGGTAATGATTCTAATTGTAATAAACTGAATGGAGATGTGACTTTTGATAACGGAATTATAAGCGGATTTTGTGTAATATATGGTGATACTGGAGAATCATATTATAAAGGAGAATATAAAAATAATTGTGCGAATGGTTATGGCAAATTATATGACACATCAGATACGGGTGTGGAATATGTTATTTATGATGGCAATTGGAAAGATAATATGAAAAATGGAGTCGGTATTTCTTACGAAGAAGTAACCAATATATATGAAGGAGAATGGAAAAACTCCAAAAGACATGGTAAAGGACATCATTATCTAGAAAATGGTAATATTATTACATGCATGTGGAAAGATAATATGAAAAATGGAGACGGTCAGATAGAATTGAATAATGGTCATATTATGATCAATTGTAAATGGGAAAATGATATACAAATAGAAAGGGGAATTGAAATGATGCCAGTAAAAAAATAGTCCTAATCTTATACCAGTTCATTATCATACGATGATAAAAACTTAGCAAGGACTGCTTCATCTATATTTTCGCTAACATTGCTAATAATTTCATCTTTCAAAGGTTTTCTATCATATAATTCATAAAAAGTATTTATATATTCAATAACTAATTTACATTGTTCATCATAGAAATTTTTTGCCATTTCTTCTTTTTTCTGAGATGTTTTCAACATTTCTATTTGTTTTTTCATTTTATTTTGTTCTAAGGCAGAGAATGCTTGTAGTTCTTTTTCTTTTTCTGCTAATATACGTTTTTGTTCTTGAATCAAGTTTTCTTTATTGTGCAATTCTAATTCATCAAGATCAACTTCTACATTTTCAAGTTGTTTGTACCATTTATGTCTTGTCTCATTTGCACTAATGATAGTATCACATATATCCGGTTTTCGCAATTGTTCAAACCGTTTTCTTTTATGACTACCTTCTTTACCATTAAATGTTGTACCAAACTCTTTTATAATAGATTCACTAATATCAGGACTTGTTTCCATTAAACGGTCAAACTCTTGACGACATATCTTAATAAATGTTTTTGCATCAGTACGTTCGTCGGGATGCTTCGCTAATTCTATGCGTATGTTTCTTGCAAATTTATCCCAGGCAATAGACGATACTCTATGTGCTTCATTCAACTCTGATATTTTCAAATATTGTTGAATAGTTGTCAAAATACCTATGCATATATTGATTGAACCAATGAGTATTGGTGCATATACTTGTTGTTCAGCAGACAAACTTGCCTGTGCAAAAGATGCGGTACCACTGATAGTGGAGAATATAATAGCTGGTATAGTGAACCACGCATGCATATAGGAATACATACTGTGTGATCTGGTATTTAACCATTTATAACATTGTGCAACATCACACCACTCTACCATAATGAGCTCATTTTCTGGGCTCCACTCTATTTTCACTTTTGGATTATCTATTAATGAATTTTCAGAGGAATCTTTATTATTATCAATTATTTCTTTATTATCATTAGGCATATCACTATACATTTTATATAGTATATACTGTCATATATTTTACGCACAAATTCAAAAAAGTGNAATCCCTAAATATTGTAATATAGTAGCAATCTTCTATATTACAATACTGGNATTATGCTGGGTCAGAATCTTTTATNTCTTTGAAAACTGGCAAATCAGTCGTATCCATGGGCACTATTTCATTGCTATGATTTACCTGATTATCAATTGTCGTTTCATTTTCCCCAGTTTGATTTTTTTCGTGAATGATATCTTCATTGCCTTGTATTTTTTCAGGAATAATGTCTCCTTGTTTCTGTACAGGTTCAGGAATATTATTATTGTCAGGTATAACTAAATCATCAAATGAGAATGCATGGTCGGAATTCAGATTATTTTCAATTTCTTTGTCAAAGTCGGTGTAATTATTATATAAACGATTAATCTGTTTTTGTTGAGATATGTGAAAAAAGGAAATGTAATTAATGTATAGATCTATTTGTCCTTTCAATATATTATTTTCATGAGTTAATGTATTTACAAAATTGGATATAGAGTAACCTGCATGTGCTTTTGTAGCATAATCTTGTATTACACGCTCTCTAATCATAACAACACTATACATTTTCTTAATGTAATTTAACATTGTTGCATGTACCTTTTTAGTATTTTCTATTCCATAATCATAAAATGGTTCTAAATCTTTGTATGTAGGTACAGTAAGATTGACATCAATTTCTATTTTTAACTCATCTTTATTCTCTGTAATATATTTCAACATCAGTTTATATAATTTATAATAATCACAATACATGCGATTTTTAAACATAGAATCAAATTTATTCAAATTTTCTAATTCCATAGAAAATGTTTTATATTGAAAATAAAACGAATCTAAACTGAATAAGAAGATTTGTTTATTGTTCGTTTTGCTCATCTGTGCATGCATGTCTTTTAATGTTAATAATTTAGTTTTCATGATTTCTTTGCTGTTATTTATTTTATAATCAAGATCTAAAATATTTGCGAAATCATTTTCAAGTTTGTCAAGTTTGTATGGGTACTCTGTATTCATTTGTATTATCTGTATATTTTATTATAAAAATCTCTATGTTTAATTTTCATTAAAATATTTGTAAGAAAATTGACATTATCTCTTCAAATTATATAACTGTACCCCCTTACTACAATATTAATATGGTAAATATCATTGAAAATGATATTATTGAACGAATGGATCAGATATTTACAGTCATAGCCGAATATGACTATGTTTATATATCTATTGGTTCTAAACCAAATGGTCGGTTTGTACCATTTCAAATAGAACACAAACGTTCCAATGCATATGAACAAATGTTTCCTGTGTTTTTACGAACAGAAGAACACCGAATCTTGATATTAGCTATTGATATATTTGACAATAAAACATTGTCACAAGTTTCTAGCAATTTGAATTATGAACTTACACATAACATAGATTTCTATCTAATTAACCAGATATGTGACGAGTCATTCTTAACTACATTTTTGAATGCGATTGTTTCCAAATTAGTAGAAATTTCGTTTTCGCCATCTTCTCTTATAATTTGCAATTTTGTAAGATTTATGAATGAACCTAACCAAATAGAGAAAGAATCTGAAAATATGATACCGCAAAAAATACAATCCTCCCTTGATAATACCGTTTATGATAGATGTTTTTACCAATGGTTTGGATACAGGTTTCAGTTTTATAATTACGTCTACAATTATAAAAATTTGCAAGATAATAGTCAAACAGTAATAAGGAGTATAAATTCGGTAGAATCGTTATTGAAGAATATAAAAAAGAAACAGCATTCCACTACTGTAGTACAAGACGAAGATGTTCTATATATATTGAAAAATATATATAATATATGCGACCATAATTATACATATACAAATATGATGGTAAGTGCATTTCACAACTATACACTCTATAACATTATCGCATCTGTGCCTTAATCTATTGAGAGTCGGCTTCTTCTAAACAAGCATCAAAAAATATCTTTACATCTTTTACATTGGAACTGCTTACAAATTCGTCAGGGATATAAGTGTTATTCTCTTTGTAATATCCCAACATAGCAGGAATTGTTTTGACCATTTTTTTAGTTCTTAGAAATCCATATACCTCCATACATTCATCTATATCCACGATCGCACATTGAACATTATTGGGCATTGCATCAACATATTCATTTACTTCTTTTTCTATTTTTTTACACGGGCCACACCACGTAGCACCAAACTTAATAATAAGTACTCCTGGGTTTTCGTCAATCATTTGTTGAAAATGTTTTTTGTCATTGATTTTAGTAATAATTGGTAATCCCATAGTTATATATACTACCTACGACTATTTATATTGTTTGATTTTCCATACCTTTTTCTATGTATCCATTATACAAATGAGCAAGATACATAATTTAGATATAACTATGTATAGTTTGCAAGACCTATTAGGATTGTTTGATTTGCAATATGACATCACGATTGAAGACTTAAAACGTGCAAAAAAGAAGGTATTGATGACGCATCCTGATAAATCTAAATTAGATCCCAAATATTTCTTATTCTATAAGAAAGCATTTGAATTTGTTGTAGAATTTTATGAAAATCAAAACAAACATAAGTTGTCTGGACAAAAACAAAATCATACCACCTATGATGTAGAGAAACATAACCAATTAAACGAATCTTCCACCAAGCAGATATCTTCTACATTAAATAATATGTCGGTCTCCGATTTTCAAACTAAATTTAATACACTGTTTGATGAAAATATGACGAACAAACCTGATCCAAACCGCAATAAATGGTTCTCTGATGAACAGAACGACTACAATATTGATGAACAGGTTAATTCTAAAAATATGGGGGAGGTGTTTAACCGAATCAAGGACAGTCAAAATGGTATGGTTAAATATAGAGGGGTGGAAACCTTGTGTGTAAATGGAAATTCTGGCAATAGAATATACGATGATGACGATGACAATGATGAATATGTAAGCACAGATCCTTTTAGTAAATTGAAATTTGACGATTTACGAAAAGTGCATAAAGATCAGACTGTTTTTTCGGTAAGCGAAAGAGACATACATAAAGTACAACAGTATTCTTCAGTTGATCAATTTATGAGAGAAAGAGGCAAGCAATCTCTCACGCCACTGGAAAAACAGGAAGCCGAACGTTTATTAGAACAACAAGATAAAACATACCGACAGCGTATGATGCAAAAAGAATACGATGCCAAAAAAAAAACTATGCAATATGCTGAAAAAAATAAGGGCGTCCTTTCTAATTTCTTACGCATTATGAATTAATTTGTGTTCTTTTTTTAGTAAAATTCATTTTACTAGCATTCTTTTGATAGGTTAGCCACGGTTTATCCATATCTAACAATAGGTGATTATAATTTGTATTTTTGTTTTCAATGTCACTATAATTTTCATACTGAGTTACAGTTAATGGCGTAATTATGTACCAAAAATATTGCATCTGCAAACGCTTCCAATATACATCTATTTCAAATTGGTTTTGACTATTCGGATTTTTTACTAATTGCTGAACTCCTTCCTTGAAATTTTGAATTAATATATCATACATTTGTTTTTTTACAACATACCCAGTGGTTGTTTGACAATTGAAGACTCGTGCACAATATTCAGAGGTTTGTTGATAAGGTGGGACATTGTTTCCACCAAGGATAAGAACGTCCCATTGGATGGTTTTGTCCATGTAAAATTTATTTATTTGTTCATTGAACTTGTCCGTATTTATGAATGTGATATCATCTTCACAAATACATACATACTCATAATCTCTTTTTTTAGCTAATTCTAAACATTTAATATGACTCATTGTACAGCCTACTTTACCCGATGCTGGACGAACCGCATTTACACGTTCTGCTTGTATTCCCAATTTTTCAAATTCGTTTTCGGCATGTTCCAGTCTATCTTTGCGATGCTCTAGATTAATAAATAAAGTATGTTTGAACAAATCCATTATACTGGAAATACATGTGTTATATTTATATATGTATTGCTGCAATTATTAATTGTCATTATCTGCTTTATCTTTGATGCCTTCTTTGGGATTGGAGACTTCTGCATCTTTGTTACTATCTGGTTCTTCTTTCCACCAATAATTATTCAAATTCTCAACCTTTTTTGTTAGTAAATTTATATGCATCTCAAGAGAATCAAATTTATTATTTATCTCTTTGTTTTCTTTGGTATGTCCATTGTTTTTTTTTTCTATATTCTCTATCTTGTCCGACAATTCAGTGTATTTGT